TTAAACCCTTGTCCTCTTTTCTCTAGCAATTCCTATTATTTTAACAGGTTTACTAATTATATCATCTTTTGAGTACATAACTACATCATAAGCACCAGTATTATATGGTACCAAAGTTATGCTATCATCATTTATTAAAACCTTTTTGAAAGTAGCATCATCACCATTTACCATAACAGCACAATCCTTATTTTTAGCACTATCAATGTTATAACTTCTGCTATCTTCAAAAACAACTATATCATCTTCAACATATTTAGGGAACATAGAGTCTCCACTAATTCTTAAACCATAAAACTGTTTACCACCCTTAACCCATGATTTGGGTATTTCTATATATTCTAATATATCTTCTTGAGCTTCAATAGGTATTCCAGCCTTTATAGTTCCAAGGACAGGTATTTTAAGCATATTATCATCTATATTTACAAAAGAGGCATTATCGAATCTTAAATCTCTCCCTAATAAATCTGGTAAAGGTACATTTAAAGCTTCTGCAACATCCATAGCATTATCTATTGTAGGAACTCTATTGTCATCCTCCCATCTAGCAATAGTAGTTTGATTAACACCAATTATACTGCCTAATTTATTTTGAGATAATCCTTTTTTCTCTCTTAAATGTTTTAAATTACTACTAAAATATTCAGCCATACTTATCTCCTCTCCAAACTTATTATATCTTAAAATACTACATTTTACAATAAAAAAATGACAAAATGCAGAAAAAAGTATTGACATCTGCATTCTGTCATGATAATATGGATTTAGATAGGAGGGAGTGAATGAAAACGGAAACAATAAAAGCCATAGGTTTAGAGTTAGCTGATATAAGGCGTAGCAAAGACTTATCACTTGTACAAGTAGCAAGAAGCACAAATATAAATAAAGATACGATAAGTAAATACGAAAATGGTAATAGTTCTATAAAAATATATATATTAGATATTTTGATAACATATTATGGCACAAATATTGCTAATTTTTTTACAAAAGTATATGACAGATTGCAGAATGAAAACACGAAGAATGAGAGTTAGGGGTGATTAAATATGAGTACTGGAATAATAATAACTCTAATAGTATGTATAACAATATTACTAATAATATTTAGTTTACTGCTTGTAGCATACTTAATGAATAAAAATCTAACAAAAAAGTTTAAATAATACCACGATAATAAAAATAAAATTTTATAGGAGGTCGAAAATGGAAGCAAAAACAATAATTATTCGTCAAGAGCCTACAAAAGAGGTAATTGACAATATATGTCGAGTAATAAGAAAAATAGCAACTAAGTTACCACCAGAAAAAGCAGAGACCCTTTTCTACACAGATGAGGAGTTGAAAAAGTTAAATGAAAAGAATAATTAAAAAACTATCATTATTAACATTAATATTATTTTTAATAATGATAGCGTTGATAATAGGTTCAAACTTATTTGATGAAAAGGCTGAGCAATGTGATAACTACTATGGATATAGATGTTCATATTATCAAGTTAGGACATTTAGCAAATAAAAAAAGAGATTTAACAAAAGCAAAGTTAAACCTCTAACAAAAAACAACATCACAAGTATAACAGAAAAAACTAAAAAAAGCAATAGGAGGGAAAAGCATGAATAAAGATTATGATTTTGATTTACTAGTTTCTGAGGAAGAATTTAAGAAAAATAAGGAAATAGAAAGAGAAAGGAAAATAATAAAAAGTTGTGAAAAGGATAAGAAGAAACAAGACAATATAATAACAGTAATGCTCTTACTATTTGTAGCAATGATAATATTTCTAACAATATTTCTATCTATTAAAAAATTTGATATGAATGCAAATATGTGTGACAACGAAAAAGGTTATACATGTTCATATTATGAAGTATTAAAGAGTGTGAAATAATGGCAAGTACTAGATATGTAACTACTTCCTTTTGGGAAGATTCAAAAGTACAAGATAATGCTACCCCTGAGGACCGTTATTTTATGCTCTACCTCCTAACGAATCCTCACACTAATCAATTAGGATGTTATGAGATAACACAACGAACGATTTCATATGAAACTGGTTACACTAGAGAAACAGTATGTAGATTACTTGAAAGAATGTGTAACATATTAAATTTTATAGATTATGATAAAGAAACAAATGAAATATTGATTGCAAATTGGCATAAATACAACTGGACCACTTCAGAAAAAGTAAAAAATCATTTATTAAAAGATATACCTAGAATAAAAAGTAAAAGACTACTTGAAAAAATCAAAAAAAATATAGGGTATATATACGGTATAGATACCCTATCTAAAAATGAAAATACCCTATCGGTAAATAAAATAAAAGAAAATAAAATAAAAGAAAATAAAATCAAAGAAGAAGTAAAAGAAGAAAATGACCTATATTCAAAAATTGAATCTGAATTTGGTAGAACATTATCGCCAATCGAATATGAGACCATAGCGAAGATGGTAAGCGATTATTCAATTGAGTCGATAGAATTAGCTTTAAAAGAATCAGTTTTGAATAAAGCACTTTCTTTAAAGTACATGGAAAAGATATTGATAAATTGGAAAAAGAATAACTTACAAACAAAACAGGAAATTGAAAGCTATACACAAAATTTCAAAAAAGAAGAAAGCAAAGAAAACAGGTCCTATTACAAAAATCTAGATGAATAAAGAAAAACTAATTATTTCTTGTTTGGTGCAAAAACCTGAACTATTCAAAGAGTTGGTTATAACTGAAGAACATCTATTAACAGACAAAGCAAAGCTCATATTAAAACTTTTCAAAATTCAATATGATCAACTAAAAACAATTGATATGCACTTGTTAGATTATTCGCCAATAAATTTATCTGATAGTCAAAAGTCTGATATTTTAAATTACTTAGTTGATGCACTAGATGAATTAGTGACTTTCTCAAACTTTGCATATTACCAAGAACAAGTGTTTAAGGAATATATTTCAAGATTAATTTTAAATGAAATAAAAAAGTTTGAGGATAAAAAGATAACAGAAGAAGACTTACTAAATAATATTCAAGATATAGGAAATAAATCACTAAATGTTATAGAAAATCAAAAAAATGAAAAAGAGGTATATGATTTAATTTCTTCAAAGAATAAAAATATAAGTTTTAGATTTTCTAATTTGTCTAAAGCAAGCAATATTCAAGAACATGATTTGGTTGTTATTGCTGCAAGGCCAGGTATTGGGAAAACGGGATTTGCTCTTAACCTAATTGAAAACTTATCAGATAACTACAAATGTTTATACTTCAATATGGAGATGTCTGAGAAGCAAGTTTATCAACGATTAGTAGGAATCAACACAAATATAGACATGAAATACTATGATACTCCACAAACAGAACATCAATTAAATAAAATCAAAGAAGGTTGTAAAAACATCGCAAAAAAGAAGATAATTTGTTACACAGGAAGTCAGACAACTAAATCGATAAAGCAAAAAATAATCAAAAACAGCAAAGAAGAACACACATTGGTATTTGTAGATTATGTGGGGTTAATAAGAGGAGATTCTAAAAAATCCAGTTATGAAAGAACAACTGAAATAGTTAAAGAACTAAGACAGATTTCACTAGATTATAACTGCACCATATTTTTAGTAGCACAAATAAATAGAAATTCTGAAAAAGATAAAGATAAGAGACCAAAAATATCAGATTTAAAAGAAACGGGGGAATTGGAACAATCAGCAACAACAGTAATAATGCTTCATAACGATAATTATTACAAAGGAATAAATACTGATGAAGAACCTATACAAATGATAATAGGTAAAAACAGAAACGGAACAACAGGAATCACAGAATTAATTTACAATAAAACAAGTCAAAAATTTGAGAATAAGAGGAGGTACTAAAAAATGATAACAAAAGAAAGAAAGGAAATATTAAGCTTATTAATAAAAATAACAAAGGAGAAATTAAAAGTTGATCTAAGAGATACAAAATACTATAGCTTAGAAAGTCTGATAGGACAAATAACTGGTACAACAAAAATATCAAACTTATCAGAAAAACAAGCTGAAGCATTAGAGTTATTTCTTATGATGATGTAGGAGGAAAATATGAATATTTTTAAGATAAGAAAAGAATATTTTATACAAAAATCTGAGTTAGCAAACGAAAAAATTAAAAATGAAAAACAAGAAAAAAAGATAGTAATTTTAGAAGAAAGGTTAAATAAGATAACATCAGAAAAACTAAAATTAGAAGCTGAAATTTGTTCATTATTAGAACAAACAAAACAATTAAAAGAAGAAGTAGCAATACTCTTAATTAAAAAAAGAAAAGTCGCTGCTTCAAAGGGTGGTTTACAAAAAGAGTTGAATAAAATTCGCAAAAATCAAAGTGAAGAAAAAGCAAAATTTAATAAGATTGTAAAGGAATTAGTAGCAGAAAATAAAAAGCTAAAAAATCCTACAACAATAAAAAAATTAAAAAAATATGAAAGAAGGTAAAAAAATGAAAATAACAAATGTAACAATTAAGAAAGTAAATGATGAAAGTAATTTGAAAGGATATGTAACAGTAGTTTTAGAGGACTGTTTTGCAATACATAATTTAAAAATAGTAAATGGTTTGAACGGATTATTTATAGCATTTCCATCACAAAAAGGGACAAATGATAAATATTATGATGTCTGTCATCCAATAACTCAAAGTTTTAGAGAAATGCTTACAGATGAAATATTAAAAGAATATAACAAATAGGGACAGCGGTAAAACCATCAAATAAATTTTCATAATTATCCTTTAATATAGCAGGTTAGATGGTTATCCTGCTTATAAATAAAAAGAGGTGAACCATGGCAAGAAGAATAAAAAAAACAGGAGGGCAAAAAGAAACACTACCTATTAAAGACAAAAGAATGCTTGATAGAGTAATGAAATATTTGATATACGAGAAAGAACATGCAAAAAGCGACATTAAAAGGTATCAGGCCTATAGAAACTATATGTTGTTTTTAATTGGCTTTAACACAGCATTTAGAGCAGAAGATTTGCTTCAGTTAAGGGTAACAGATGTAGAAAAAGGATATGTTTCAATCAAAGAGAATAAAACTGGGAAAATGCAAAATTTCAGAATGAATAAAAAACTACATCAAGAAATTATAGACTATATTGAAAAATATGATCTTAAAAAAAATGATTATTTGTTCATGGGCCAAAAGAAAAAAGATACATACAAAGGAATAACCAAAAAAGTTATTTATCCAATTACTAGACAAAATTGTAGGATAATTTTTAAAAAAGTAGCAGAACAAAATGGGATCGACTTTAAATTTGGTCTACATAGTTTAAGAAAAACATTCGGTTATATGTATATGATAAACGGTGGAAATCTATTAACTTTAATGAAAATGTATAATCACGACAAACCCTCAACTACCCTACTTTATGTTATGTGGGACACAGTTGATGCTGAAAAGGAAAGAGAAGCAACATTCATAGGAGGAAAAAAATGATAAGAAAAATTATTTGTTCAATTTGTGGTTGCAAATTTGATATAGATAAAAAGAAAAAGTACATTGTTAAAAGGGCAGCATTAGTAGGAGAACCTATTTTATATGATGCCATTGATTGTCCTAATTGTGGGTGTCAAAAAATATTACAAACAAGAATGAAATCAATAAAAAATATGAAATAACGCAAATAATGTACATTGGTAAGTTTTTGAAAAAAGTTATTAACAAAAATCACAAAAAAAACTATATACGATATAGAAATTATTAACAAAAATCACAACACTCAAAAATTTGTCAGTTTTAGTAGTTATGTAAAATTAATTAGAAACAAAAAAAGAAGAATTAGGAGGTAAAACTTGAATCATAAAATAATCATCACTCCAGAATTGTTTGGAAGGAAAATGAAGAAGATTAAAGAGTATGAACATCATGTTTTATATGTAGATGAAAAAACAAACCTAAGAGAGTCATTTCAATATTTTGATTTAACTCATCCAACAGAAGAAACACAAATTATGAAACAAAATCCAAAAACAAACATCAAAAATGACAACAGACTATCAAGTCTAATAGACTTAGTTACAGAAAATGGTGATTAAATGAGAAAAGAAGAACTAAATGAAATATATTGGCTAAATAAAGAAATTGAAGACTTAGAGAATCGTTTGCAAGAACTTGAGGAAGAGGACGGTTTAAAAGCATCTAGTTTTAATGAAACAACTAAGTCAAATTCTAATCAAAGCATAGTAGAAAGAGTAGCATTAAAAAAAGTAGAGTTACAAAATCAACTTTATCAGAATAAGCTATTGATTTTAGAAGAAAAGAGCAAAATAGAAAGTTTTATTGAAAAAATACCAAATAGTAAGTTAAGAACGATAGTGAGGTTGCGAAACATAGATCTTCTAACATGGGAAGAAATAGCAAAAGCGTTATCCATGACCAGAAAAACAGCAACAAACCAATATAATGAATTTATATCAAGTTTGAAAAAAGATTTAGAAAAAAGAAAGGAAAAAAACAAATGAATCTATTAGCAAAATATAATACTAGTAATTTGAAAAACTATGTAACTATAAAAAATCTTCAAAAAGAACTAACAAATGTAATAAACGAAAAAGAAGAACTAAATATATCAAATAAAGAATTAATCAAAAAAAATACTATTCTAAGAAAACAAGTAAAACAACTGAAAGAAAAACTAAAAGAAAAAGGAGGAAAAAAATGAAATATATTATATTACTTATTATTTTGTTAATAATAATGTCAATTATAGAAGTTACATCATATATCAAACAAAAAAGAAAAGATGAAGCAGAAATAGAAGAAGCGATGAGTCAATTCTTCAATGATGATGAATATAGGGGGTAATTAATAATGGATTTATGGGTAAGAAGTCAGAATAAGTATAGATTATTAAAAGTTGAAAGTTTGCAAATAATTTATAATCAAGAAGATAATGAATTGCCATATTCTATTAATTCTTCTTACGAATTATTAGGTTCATACAAAACAAAAGAAAGAGCATTGGAAATATTAGATGAAATACAGCAAATGTTAAAAAATGAAACTATTGAAACTGAAATAAAATATATAGACAATCAAGTATATGAAACAAAAATAATAGGAAAGCCAGATATTCTAAAAAATATAGTTGTTTATCAAATGCCAAAGTAGTGATTAATAAATTAGCTGTTAAAGGAGGTGTCAGAATGAATATTAATGAATGTATTGAACAATTAAATAGTTTGTTAGAACATTTTGAAAATGGTGGTAATGATTTTAATGCTACAGATGTTATAGCAATAAAGAATTTGTTAGAGGAAAATAAAAAATTAAATGGTGCTATACAAACTTACGATATACTTTTAAAAGCAAATGCAGAAGAAAACAAACAACTAAAAGAACAATTATTAGTATCTCAAACAAATGAAGAAACATTTAGATTAGAAATGGAAGATATAACAAAAATACTAGGATTAGATGAAAACACATTATTTGATGATGTTAAAGTATGTGTAAAAAGTTTAAAGGATAATTGGAATAAGTTAAAAGAATATATAAGAAAAACTAAATTAAAGGAATTTGAAAAATCATATGGTAAAAGATATGGAAAAACATTTACACAAGCAGAAGTAATTATATGTAATATGATTACAGATAAAATGCAAGAACTAGAACAAGGAAGTGAAAATTAATGGCACCAGATATGAGAAATATAGGGATAGGAAAATTATATTATTGTAAAAAGTTAAAATGGTATCAAAAAATATTACAAAAATTGCATATAAAAAATTATTGGAAAGAAATAAACGGAGTACAAAAAATAGAACTAGGAAGTGATAGTGATGAATAAAAGGGATAATATTTATTATAGTTATAGGCTCGGTAAAATAAAACCTAAAAAAATAAGATGGAAAATATATTGCTTAATAAGGAAAATGATAACAATAAAGGAAAGTCCAAGTAAAGTTACATCGTGGTACTTTAATCAAGGTGATAGTAATGTTAAAAATTAACTATAAAGGTTATGAAATATCACAAGCAAAAAACAATCATGTAATGATATGCAAGGACAACGAGATGTTATTTCATGCACAATGTAACAAAGGATTAAATGAAGATGAATTAAAACAAGAATTAGAAGTATATTTAAAAATTACTAAAGCATTAGAGGAAGGTAATATTAATGTTGAAAATCAAAGATAAAGTAAATTTAAAAGAATTAGAAAAGTATGGATTTGAATTTGACACATCTTCTGGTTTTTATGAAAGAAAACTAGATAACAATTGGTGGAACATAATATGTGTTGATGAAGACAAAGAAATATTCGAAATGAGAGAAGAAATAGGCTACTGGACTTGCATATTTAGTGATGAAGAATGTTTTAATGTCAAAAACATTGATGACTTAATAAAAGCCGATTTAGTTGTAAAGGTGGAGGAATAATGAATAGTCAAGATTTAAAAGATTTAATTGATTATGTAATGGAACATAATTCTTGGAAACAATGTTCTGCATTTATGGAGCATAGAAAGATGCCTAAATATTTAGATTTTAGGCTATGGTTTACTTTAGATACTAGAGATGGAATTATATTTTATTTAAAAACTAGACAAAGTGGAAAAGATAAATCATTTAGAATTGAAACAAAGGAAGATTTAGATAAGTTCTATAAATGGTTAAATAAAGAAGATATTCATTAGAGGTGATAGTAATGTTAAAAAATGAAACTATATTCAAAAAAATAAAAATTACCCAAAATTACCATTAAATATGTGGTAATATGTTAATGTAAGAATAGAACGAAAAAGCTCTATTCTTTTTCTTTGGAGTTGATGCGATGGCTCTTGATTATGCGAAAACATTTTACAATTCAAAGGAGTGGAGAGATCTAAGAAGGTACATATGTATAAGCAGAAACTGGACATGCGAAGAATGTGGAGAGTATGGTAACCAAGTTCATCATATTGAAGAAATAACACCAAGCAACATTAATGATCCAAATATAACATTGAATGAATCTAATCTTCAACTATTATGTGAGTGTTGTCATAATGGCAAAAGAAAAAAAGAATCTGACATAGAGGCAGGCTTGATGTTTGATGAGTTTGGTAATTTAATTAAATCCCCCCTATCTAACAAAAACATGCATGCAACCAAAACACCGACGCCCCCGTTTCAAAAAACTGAAAACGAAAAATACATATGAGGGGGGTATTTGACAAAAGAAGAAGGTGATTAAATGGCAAAAGATGAACCAAAATCAATCGAGAAAACAAAAGAACAAAAGATAAAAAAAGAAAGAAATCGATTAAACAAAATATATAAAACTTTGCCAGAAAAAGAATACAAAACGGCAATTAAGTTAATTGACAATATTGCTTTTATGTCTGTAACACTAGAAGAATTGATGAAAATAGTCAACGAAGATTCCTTAGTAAAGGAAACTAAAAATGCTAGTCAAACTTTTGTCAAAGAACATCCTGCCTTAACCGCATATAACAAAATGTATTCAAATTTTCAGAAAGGATTGCAACAATTAAGTTCGTTATTACCAAAAAATTATGGGGATTTAAAACCTGTTGAGGATGATGATGAGTTTATAAAGTTTATGAAACAAAAAAAATGAAAACAAACTATATAAGAGAATATTATCATCAGATATCGACAGGAAAAATTAAAACCTCAAAAAAAGTTTTAAGACAATATGAGTTGTTGGTAAAGGAACTAGACAATCCTGATATGTTAGGAAACTGCTGGATGTTTGATATAAATAAGGCTACTTATCCAATCGAATTTATTGAAAAATTTTGTGTAAGAACTCAAGGAACAAAAATAGGTCAACCTATAAAATTAGCCCTTTTTCAAAAAGCAAAAATACAAGCAGTATTTGGTTTTGTTAATAAATACACAGGCTTCAGGAGATGTAGAGAAACTGCTACAATCGAGGGAAGAAAAAATGGAAAAACAACAGAATCAGCAGGATTATCGTTATATGCACTTATGGGTGATGGTGAAGGCGGAGCAGAAGTTTACTTTGTTGCTACAAAAAAAGATCAAGCCAAAAAAGGTTTTGTTGAAGCCAGAAATATGGTAAAACAATCACCTGTTTTGAATAAACACCTCAGAAAAAGACAAACAGATCTTTACTTTGGTGCAACATTTTCTAAAATGGAAGCCCTAAGTTCGGATTCAAACACACTAGATTCCCTAAATACCAGTTATGGAAATATCGATGAATTGCATGCAATAAAAGATAGAAACTTATATGATGTAATTAAACAATCAATGACTGCAAGAGAACAGCCACTACTGAACATAATGTCAACTAATGGTTTTCACCGAGAAACAATATTTGATGATCAATATGAGTTATATGATAACATTTTATATAGTAAGAATGGTTTTAAATATGATGGGACTGTTCTTTCTTTTATTTATGAACTAGATGAACCAGAAGAATGGTTAGATGAAGAATCGTGGATAAAAGCAAATCCAGGCTTAGACATAATAAAATCAAGAGATGAATTGAGGGCAAATGTTGAAAGAGCCATGATAGATGACAAGTTTAAACGAACTGTTCTTGTTAAAGATTTCAATTTAAAACAATCAAGTGAAAATGCTTGGTTATCATGGGAAGATTTAGATAATGAAGCAACATTCAACATTAATGAACATTCCTTTCGTTATGGAATTGGTGGAGTGGATTTATCTGGAACTACAGATTTAACATCTGCAAAAATGTTAGTAAAGGAAAAAGATAATCCAGATTTTTATGTTTTACAAATGTATTTTTTACCCGAAGATTTATTTGAAGAAAGGTGTAAATTATCAGAAAAAGGTGGCGATAATGTTCCTTATCGAATTTGGTATGAACGAGGATTATTGAAACTTACCCCAGGTAATCGAATTGATTATACAGAAATAACAAATTGGTTCAAAGAATTAAGAGATAAACATGGTATTTATTTGTATAAGTGTGGATATGATCCTTGGGGTTCAGTATATTGGATAAATGAAATGAAAACAGAATTTGGTGAAGAAGTCATGGAAGCAGTTATTCAAGGTGCCAAAACATTCAGTATTCCTATGAAAAATTTAAAAGCAGACTTGCAAAAGAAGATAATTATTTATAATAATAATCCGATCGATAAGTGGTGTTTAAGCAACACGGTAATAAAGAGAGATGAAAATGATAATATAAGACCGGTAAAACCAAAAAATCAAAGAAAAAGAATAGATGGAACAATGTCTTTAATAGATGCTTATGTTGTGTATAGCAGATATAAAGAAGATTATCAAAATATTGTATGAGGTGAAAACACATGAAACAAAAAAGAAGTTTATTTAAAAAAATATTTGGAACAGAAAGTGAGAAAAAAGATAAGAGCTATACGAGTTTTAAATTATTATCTTCTTCCTCCTCTAGTTTTTCTCCATGGTCAGGTAATGTGTATGACAACGATATTGTGCGTTCATGTATCAGGCCAAAAACTTCAGCAGTAGGAAAACTACATCCAGTTCATGTGAGAACAGATAGTAATGGAGATATAAAAATAAACCCTAACCCATCAATAAAGATGTTGTTGAGGTTTCCAAATGAATATATGTCTATGCAAAAATTGCTAGAAAAAATGAATAATCAACGAGAACTTAATCATAATGCTTATGCTTTTATAAAAAAAGATGCTTTAAATAGACCTATAGCTATTTTCCCAATTCCTACATCTTCAATGGAATTACTAGAATACAATAATGACATTTATGCTAAATTTAAGTTTAAAATTGGAAAGACAATGACTGTACCATATGCAGACGTTATACATCTTAGAAAAGATTTTAACGAAAATGATATGTTTGGTTCAAATGGTTCTGAAGCATTATCAAATATAATGAAAGTTATTGATACAACCGACAAAGGAATAATAAAATCAATAAAAAACAGCACCATTATAAGATGGTTAATGAAATTTAAAAGCACCTTGAGGCCAGAAGATAAACAAATGGAAGTTGAAAATTTTATAAAATCATACTTAGATATTGAAAAAGCAGAAACTGGAGGAGTTGCTACAACAGATCCAAGATATGACATTGAACAGGTAAAAGAAAATTCATATGTTCCAAATGAAGGTGTAATTAATTCTTATGAAAAAAGATTAAAAAACTATTTTGGAGTTAGTGATAAAATCATTCAAAATTCATTTAGTGAAGATGAGTGGAATGCTTTTTACGAGGCTGAAATAGAACCTATTGCTACAGAATTAGGAGATCAATTAACCTATAAATTATTTACAAAACATGAAATAGAATGTGGAAATGAAATAGTCTTTGAAGCATCATCACTTGCTTGTGCTTCTATGAATACAAAATTAAACTTAAAAGAAATGGTTGATAGAAAATCAATGACACCTAATGAATGGAGAAAAGTTATGAATTTAGGCTCAGTAGATGGAGGCGATGTTTTACTAAGGCGACTTGATACAGGAGAAAGTGAAACATTGCAAGAAAAAAAGGAGGAAAAAAATGAAAACAAAGAATGATGATAAAATGCAGTCTCTAATAAACAAAGGCTGGAATTTTAGAAATTTTCAAAACTTTGAAATTAGAGCCAAAGAAAATAATGAAACAGATGATAATAGCATGGTTATAGAAGGTGTTGCTTGTGTATTTGATACAGAAACAACACTTTTTGAATGGGAAGGAATTGAATATAAAGAAAAAATTGCTAGTGATGCTTTTAGAGAAGCAGATATGAGCGATGTTATATTCAACTACAATCATGGCGGTCGTGTATATGCTAGAACCAGAAATGATTCACTTCACTTAGAAGTGAAAAAAGATGGCTTGCATGTATTAATCAGACTTAATCCAGAAGATGAAGGTCATAAAGAACTTTATCGAGATATAAAAAGTGGCTTAATCGACAAAATGTCGTATGCATATACAGTGTCAGAACAATCATATGATGTAGACACACATATTAGGACAGTATTAAAGATTAAGAAGTTGTACGATGTCAGTGCGGTGGACTTTCCTGCATATGACAGCACTTCTATATCTGCAAGGTCAGTTTTAGATTTGGAAAAATCTGAAATAGAAAAGTTGGAAAACGAAGCCTTGAAGAAGAAGGAGAACGAACAACGCAAAAAAATAGCATTAACAATAAAAATCAAAAATGAAATGATGTAGTCAAAAAAAATAAGAAAGGAAGGTAATAAAAATGACTATTGAAGAAATCAAAAAAAGATTGCAAGAAATCGTTGATGCATTAGAAGATGAGAATTCTGATGTAGATACAGAAGCATTAGAGGAAGAATCAAGAAGTTTAACAAAACAATTAAAGGAATTACAAAAGATGGAAGAAAGAAAAAAAATAGCAAGCAAAATAAACGAAGGAGTAGTTGAAGCAAGACAAATAACAGATGGAGAATTGAATCAAGAAGTAAATAAAACATATGAAACAAGAAAAAAAGACTTGATAGAACACAGAAGTATAACTGTATCATCAAGTTCATTATTAACTCCAACTCATCAATCAAAAGAAATAAATGATACATTTACTCCAGTATCACGTTTATTTGAAAATGCAGATGTTGAAGATTTAGAAGGTGGAGAATCATATCAAGAAGCTTATGTAAAATCATATAGCAAAGGTGGTCAAACAGATGAAGGAGCAGACTATACAAGTGCTGAGCCTGAATTTGGTTATGCTGATGTGGATAAGGTAAAAATTACAGCATACGCTGAAATAACTAAAGAAGCAGAAAAACTACCAGCTCAAAAATATGTTGAAAAAGTAGAAAATGCAATGAGAATAGCAGTAGTAAAGAAAATGATAGAACAAATGTTAAATGGTACAGGTACTAAATCATTCAAGGGAATTTTCAAAAATACTACTGAAATAACAGGAAATGATGATGTAGTTATAAGTGAAATCAATAACACTACTTTAGATGACATTGTATTCAATTATGGTGGTCCAGAAGAAACTGAAGAAGATGCAGCATTAATTCTTTCAAAAGAAGATTTAAAAGCATTCAGTAAAGTTAGAAGTACAGATGGTAAAAAAGTTTATACCATTGATACAAAAGCAAAAACAATTGACACAATTCCATACATTATCAGTTCAGAATGTCATTCAGTATCTGCAAATGATACAACTGCAGGAACATATAACTGTATGGCATATGGTTCTTTAAAAAATTACAAAGTAGCAGTATTTAGTGATCTTGAAGTTGAAAAATCTACTGATTATCAATTCAAGAAAGGAATGACTTGCTATAGAGCTGAAGTTATGGCTGGTGGTAATGTTGTTAAATATAATGGTTTTGTTAGAGTTAAAAAAGTAGTTGCAGAGGTAAAGGACAATCAAGGGGATAACTAGAATCCCCTTTTTAACCACAACAGGAAAAGCATATCAAATAAATGATACCATTGAGTTAAATAAGAAATCATTTATTGAATTAGAAAAAATGGGATTAATAACAAGAAGTCAAGACTCTAACGAAAAGAAAGATAAAACTACCCCACCAACAGAAGAATCAGTAAATAACAAAGATTCAAATGAAGAAGAACTAGAAAACAGCAAAGAATTAACAAACGAAAAAAATGCAAAAAGCAACGAAAACAAGAAACAAAAATAAAAGCAGAAAGGATTGATTATCATGTTAGAAATAATAAAAAAGAGATGTTACATTTACACAAATATATATGATGAGGAAATAGAATCATTAATATCAGCAGGAATACAAGATTGTGTAGAAAGTGGCATATCAAAGGAAAAATTTCAAAAAAATGAAAAGACAAATAAATATGATGATCAAATTTTAAATTGCATCACAAATTTTGTAAAAGCCAATAGAGGTAATGATCGAAGTGATACAAATATCTATATGAAAATGTATGAATCATACAGAGATAAAATGACCTTAGAAAGTGACTATAAGGAGAATAAATCATGAATTGGACCGATGCTATAAAACTTGTATATTACAAGGATGAAAAGAATTCTAATGGATTTAAAGTTAATGATACAAAAGAAGAATCTACAACACTTCCAGCAAATATAAAAAGTATAACTAGAAGTGAAGCAGAACACTCTAAAAAAATGGGTTATGATGCCTCAATCACAGTTGAATTATTATTCTGTAATTATGATCAAAAATATACACATATAGTTGACACTATAGAAAATAAAGAATATGAAATTAAAAGAGTTTACAAAAAAACAAGTGAGATTCTAGAAATCACATGTTCTGATATATCAAAAAATCATGGCTAATTTCACTATTGATAATACAATTGCAGAAATGATAAAAAACATAGATAAATTAGCAAATGATGAGGAAATATATGAAGAAATGATCAATGCTGGAACAGAAATAATGAAAAATTCCATAAGTCAAAGAGCCAGTAAGCATATAGTGACTGGTCAAATGGTGAATAGCTTAAAAACTACACAGCCAACTAAAAATAAAGATGGTGACTGGGTAGGAAGAGTAAAATTTTCTGGTTCTAGTGGAATTCAAACAACAAAATCTGGAAAAAAGTATGACATAACCAATTGGCTTAAAGCATTCAGAATAGAATACGGTCGTTCCAATCAAAGAGCACAACCATTTGTAAGACCAGCAATTCAAAGCAGTGAAAAGCAGATTCAACAAAAATGGGAAGAAATATACGATAAAAGGATGAGTGAGTTAAAATGAACATAAATGAAATTATTGAAAAAGTTTTTAAAAATTTTGAATTTGAGGGGCAGACAATCCCTATTTCTCCATTCGTTTATGATGGAAATAAAAAGACTTATTTAACCTATTATACTTATTTGTCCCAACCAGAAGGCTTTTCAAATGATTTGCCAATAGTCGAAGGAACATATGGAACTATAGATATTTATTCCAACAAAGATTATAAAAAATTAAAAAATGAAGTAAAAAGAAAAATAGTAAATGAATGTGGATTTACTTGGTTGCAAGATGGTCTAGAGGATTATGAAGAAGAAACAAAACTTTATCATGTTCCGATAGATTTTTTTGTTGAATCAGAAATCGACTTCATATAAAAAGAAAGGAAGGTAATAAAATGGCTTCAATAGGGTTAAGAAATTACAGATATGCACCATTAAATGCAGATGAAGAAACTTACAAAAGTCCAGCAACACTAGCAGGAGCAATAGAAAGTTCAGTTTCGCTTAATATTGCAGAAGCAAAATTAAATGCAGATGATGTAGTAAAGGAAAAAGTATCAGAATTCATTGATGGTACTATAACTTTAGGAATCGATGACGATGATGATACAAAATTCTCTGTTTTACTAGGAGAAAAAACAGAGGACTACAAAACAGGAAGTGGGGAGACAGAAAAAACAACAAAGGTATATAAATCAAATGTTGATGATGTTCCTGTTTATTTTGGATTTGGTCAAATAGTTCCAAAATTAGTAAATCATCAAAAAGTTTATAAGGTAGAGTTTTTTCCGAAAGTTCAATTCAAGCCTTATGTTACAGATAAAAAGACAAAGGGTGATTCTCTAGAGTTTACAACTCCATCTGTTGAAGGTTCAATTTTCACTAATAAAGATGGAGACTGGAGAAAAAGAGCGACATTCGATACTGAATCAGAAGCACAAACTTTCTTAGATTCTTTATTTGTACAAGAGGCTTAGTAAAATGACTGTTATAGTAATAACTAAGTTTAAAGACAAATATACCAAAGTTTGGCATATGCCAAATGAAGAACTTAATGTTGATTCAAAAAGATATGAGGAAATAAAAAAGTTTGTAAAATTAAAAAAACAAAAAAATAAAAATAAAGAAAATAAAAACATTGAAAGTGATTCTCTAGACTAAGGAGGGTCACTTTTTTTTATAGGAAGGATAGATGAATATGAATACAAAAATAAATTATATAGAAACTGAAAATAAAAAAATACCATTTGCTTATACGCTAAATGTTATGGAAGCAATACAAACAGAATATGGAAGTTTAAATAATTGGGCTTCATTAATAGAGCCAGCAGATGGTGGAGAGCCTAATTTAAAAGCATTACTTATATTTTTCAAGGAAGCAATAAATGAAGGTATAGATATAGAAAACGAAAAAACAAACAAACAAAACGCATTTCTTACCGAAAGACAAACAGGTAGATTGATATCAGAAATTGGAATTCAAGAAGCGGGAGAAAAACTAAAAGAATTAATTATTGATGCAAGTGATTCTCAACAAAATACAATTCAAGAAGAAAAAAACTAATACCCCACACAGAAGAAAACACCATTGATTTTGTGTGGGTTTTATTTGTTGGAACAACACTCCTTGGCTTCACAAAAAGAGAAGTTGGTCATATGACCTTTGAAACATGGAGCAAATTATTTGATTATCATAAACAACATCACAACTTCAAAACAAATCAGCAATTATATGACATTAAACCTCTTAAAGATGAAGAAACATCTCAAGAATGGTTTAAGGATTGAAAGAAGGTGAGAAAATGGCAAAAGGAAGTAATACATTCGGGGGTACTGTAAAATTATCAGGCGAAACCGAATACAGAAGAGCATTATCAAACATAACAGCACAATTAGGTGTATTCTCAAGCGAATTAGTAAAATTAAATTCAACATTTGGTAAAAATGATAAGTCAATTGATAGTTTATCAGCCAAAAATGATGTCTTAAACAAAAAATTAGAAGCTCAAAACAGCAGAGTTTCTGTGTTAAGTGATGCTTTGAAAAACTCTATAAATCTATATGGCGAAGAAGATAAAAGAACTTTAAAATGGCAACAATCTTTAAATAAAGCACAAACAGACATAATAAAAACAACAACAGAAATTCAAAACAATAAAAAAGCAATGGATGATAGCAAAAATGCTTACACTAAACTCACTACTGAAATAGAAAATCAAAAACAAAAATTAAACAGTTTAAGCAAGGATTACGCTTCAGTTGTATTAGAACAAGGTAAAAATTCAAGAGAAGCACAAACCTTGGCTAAACAAATAAAAGAATTATCCAATAACATTACCACCAGTGAAAAGAAGTTAAAAGATTCAACTAGTGCAATTAAAAATTTTGCTTCTGCAGAAGAAAACGCAGGTCAAAGTGCAGTAAAGATGGGAGACTTTATAAAAGCAAATGTTTTATCAGAATATATAATTCGTGGTATTGATTCACTAGTTGGAGGGATAAAAAATGTTGCCTCATCAGTTGGTAATATGATAGTTACAGGAGGTATGGATAGAGCATTAAACATTGAACAAGCAGAATTCAAATTGAAAGGCTTAGGACATAGCACAAAAGAAACAGATCAAATTATGAAAAATGCTCTAGCTTCAGTAAAAGGTACATCATATGGCTTAGGTGATGCTGCAACAGTAGCGGCCAGTGCAGTTGCTTCAGGAGTTAAGCCTGGAAAAGAATTAGAAAGAACATTAAAATTAGTAGCAGATGCTGCAACAATATCAGGCAGAGATATGAACGATATGGGTTCTATTTTTAATAAGGTAGCAGCAAACGGAAAATTATCAGGTGATGAATTAAATCAATTATCTGATAGTGGAATCCCAGTACTTCAATTATTGTCTGAATCGATGGGTAAAAGTACTGATGAAGTTAGAAAATTAGTTAGTGCTGGAAAGATAGGTTTCCCAGAATTCCAAAATGCTATAGAAAAAGGAATGGGTGGTGCAGCCCAAACAATGGGTCAAACATTTGAAGGTTCACTGTCAAATATGAAAGCAGCATTGTCAAGAATAGGTGCAGATTTCATGGGACCATTAACAGAAGGCCTAACTCCTGTAATGGGGACAGTTACACAAATACTTGATGCAATCGAAGGTGGAGCAACAGAAAATGTAAATGAACTAATAGTGAATTTAAGTGGGCAAATAGAAACGATGGTAAATGGACTTGTGCAAAACTTAAAGCCTATGATAGAAACAGCAATTCCTGTCTTAGGAGAAGCATTACAAGAGGTTTTATTTTTAATAAGGGATTTAATGCCAGAAGTAATGCCATTAATAGTAGAAACAATAAGTCAAATAGCCACTCTATTAATTGAAAGTTTACCACAAATAACAGAAGTAATAATATCAGCAATAGCATCTTTAGCGAGTTCTTTAACTGCTCAATTACCAACACTAATTCCAATAGTAATAAATTCGGTAATGATGATTGTAGACTCCTTGCTTAATAATATTGATCTATTAATAGATGCAGGATTACAGTTGCTACTTGGGCTAACTCAAGGTTTAATAGATGCAGTACCACAGTTAATAGAAAAGATACCAGTGATTTTTGATAAATTAATTACTGCTATAACAAATAATTTGCCAAAATTGGTGTCTGCTGGAATCAAACTAATAGTGATGTTAAATGTAGGTCTTATAAAATCTATACCAACATTAATATCATCGATACCAAAATTAATATCGGCTTTTGTAAAAGGTTTCACAAATCAAGCAAAATCTATATGGCATATTGGTAGAGATTTAGTAAAAGGAATATGGAAAGGTATTTCAAACGCAACAAGTTGGGTATTAGAAAAAATAAAAGGTTTTGGTAAATCTATAGTTAATGGAATAAAAGATGTTTTTAAAATCAAATCACCATCGAAAGTTATGAAAGAACAAGTAGGTAAAAACATTGCTTTAGGTGTGATCGAAGGAATAAAAACACAGAAATCAAACATGAAAAAATCTGCTAAAGAGTTAGCAAAATTATATGTTACTGCTGCAAATCAAAAAGTAACATCATTAAAGAATGCAAATAGAATAACTGCAACTCAAGAGGTATCATTTTGGAACACAATAGTAGCACATGCAAAAAAAGGAACTTCAGGATATAACTCAGCAGTAAGTAAACTAGAAAAAGCAAAATCAAGTCTAAAAAGTAGTGTTTCAAAACAAACAAGTAATTTTATATCAGAAATGAAAAAACTAAATGAAAACATAGCAAAAAGAAAAGATGAAATAATGAACTCACTTAGTTTATTCGATTCTGTAAAGTTTGATGGAGTTACAACAAAAGGTGGATTAAAAGAAAATTTAAGTTCACAAGTATCAGCACTAAAAGAGTGGGACAAAACACTAACAAGTTTAAAAAATAAGATTAAAAATAAAAGTCTCTATTCTTATTTAGAAGATCAAGGAGTAAGTTCTCTGAATACTTTAAAAGAATTTGATTCGATGAGTTCAAAAGAACTTAAAGAATATGAAAAACTATATTCAGAAAAAGAGAAAATTGCTAAAAAAAGAGCTGAAAAAGAAAATGCATCAGAAGTAACAACTTTAAAAAATAATTATTTGAAAAATTTAAAAAGTTTGGGAGTCGATGGAACAAAAGTAAGCAAAACAGTAGGAAAACAAATAGCACTTGGTATATCACAAGGTTTTTCAAAAGGAATGGAAGGTGTAACCTCCTCTACTAAAAATCAATTAAACAAGTTATTGAAAAGCATAAAAAAACAATTAAAAATAAAATCTCCATCGCAAGTTTTCAGAGATGAGGTTGGTAAACAACTTGCTGCAGGTATTGGAGTTGGATTCACATCTCAAATGAAAAATGTTTCCCTAGATATGAATAACGCAATTCCAACAAGTTTTTCAATTAATCCAACTGTTGAAACAGGCTTCAAATCAAAACCATCCACAGTAAACACAAATTCACAAGAAATTCCAACTTCAAATTTCACAGCCATAATAAACAACAATTCTAGATACACAAGTCCAGCAGAAAATGTAAGATTGCTGAGAAAAGAATATGAATTACATAGATTAAAATATAGGAGGGCATAATATGGGAGCATTTACACATATGAGGAAAATAATATGCGAAAATAGTTATGGTTATAAACTAGAATTCGCATATAGTTTTCCATTTTTCTTATCTGATTACAAAGGAATACATGAATACTCAGGAAGTGTTGCAACTGTAAAAAGTGCTTTTGGTATTGGGGTATCATATATTGGAACTTCTGTTAATAAGAGAAATATAACATTAGTAATAGCGATAAAAGATGATGATAAAATGCAAATTCGCAAAAATCAGTTATATAATATTTTTCCACTTAAAAATAAAGGAACATTATATTATCATGAAGGAGAAATAGTAAGAAAAATTAACTATTATGTAGAATCGGTAGATTTTTCAAGAAATGCAAATGTTATATATTATAGTATTAGTCTTATATGCCCTAGCCCATATTTTGAGGATTCAGAAGAGACAATAGCAACATTAAAAAATTGGGACAAGTTGATTGAATTTCCAATTGAAATAGAAGATGAAGTAGGAATAGAATTTGGTTCTAAAAATGAATCAACAACTATAGAAATAGATAATAATTCACACATTGATTTTGGATTAACAATAACATTACAAGCAAGTAGTAAAGTTGTAAATCCAAGTATCAAAAATTTATCAAGTAATGAAATATTAAAGTTAAATTATACAATGGAAGCTGGGGATACAATTATAATATCTACTTACAATAATGAAAAGAACATCACCTTGATATCGGCCAACGATGAAGAAAAAAATATAACAAATTCACTAGTATTTGGTACAAAGTTTTTGCAAGCAAAAAATGGATCTAATAGGTTTGTGGTAGATGCAGAAAGTGGTGTAGGAAATTTAGAGTTGCAAATCGCCTACTCTAATTATTATGAAGCAGTATAGGAGTGAATTATATGAAATTAAAAGAAATAGATAGTGGAGTATATGGTGAAGGCAAAGACATCATTTTTGCAAATGACAGTTACTATATGTTATCAGCATCTCCAGCAAAAGTATGCATATCAAAGGATTTAAAAAAGTGGACAGAAATCGAGTTAAATAGTGATTATCTTAAGCCTGAAAGTCTCGCATATGGTAATGGTTTATTTGTTATTACTGGTTCTAGTGGAACAACAACTAAAACATACATATATACCTCAACAGATGGAGTAAATTGGACACCACAAATTATCAATACAGGAAAAAATTTTTCAATAACTTCAAATAGTTGTAAATTTATAAATAATAGATTTGTCTTTTTATCAGGAATTTATTATTATAATGCAACAACTAATGAAACAACAAAAACAGAAAATTGGTTTTTTGAGAGTACAAATGCAAAAAACTGGAAAAAACACATATTAACAATTAATGGTTCTGATAATTATAGCCAAATGGATATTACATATAAAAATGGATTATATGTAAGAGTTGGTTCTAACGGTAGCATTTACACTTCATCTAATTTAGATAATTGGATAAAAAGAGATAGTACAGTAAAAGATAAGTTGGTAGGAATAACTTATGGAAAAGGACTATTTGTTGTTACAGGTGATAATGGGACCATTTTAACTTCAACAAATGGAACGAATTGGCAAAAACAAGATAGCACAGTTAAACATTATTTGATTCGTTCCAGATATGCAAATGGTATGTACATAGCCGTTGGTTACAATGGGACAATTTTACAATCATTAGATGGAACAAACTGGAAAAACATATCAACAAACAAAACAGGCGTAAGATATGGATTAGCATACGGTAATGAGCGTTTTGTTGTTACAGGAAATTACTATTCAAAAAATCATCACATCCCTATCATTTATTTTGAAGCATCAAGACAAATAGCAGAATCAACAGATGATTCAAGTCTTTTCTTTTTTGGTACTGAATTAAACTTAAAGGGAATAATTGATTCTTTTATCTCATTGCGTTGGCGAAGAAAATATTATGAGGCTGGAGAATTTGAAATAGTCTTACCAAGTTCATCATATATACTAAGTTTAATATCAGAAAATACAATAATAATGAGAAACAACTATACAGAAGCAGGTATTATAGAAACAATAGAATATTCTGAAAAAACAGAAGAGTCATCGCAAGTCACTATTAGTGGTCGTTTTTTAACAGCCATTCTTGAAAGAAGAATCATAAAAAGCACCTTAAACTTTAAAGGAAATACTATAGAGGGGATGAATACAATAATAGAAAAAATGACACCGTTTACAACTAATTGGGAAACGGTAGCATCAAGCATATCATCAAAATATATTGAATTTCAAGCAACTTACAAAAATGTGTATGATTATTTATGCCGTTTAAGCGAATTTGCTGATATAGGATTTAGATTAGTGCCAAATGTTGAAAGCAAAGTTTTTCTATTTGAAGCTTGGAAAGGAAAAGATAGAACATCCAACCAAACGGAAAATGAGCAATATACATTCTCATCTGATAATGAAAATATAGAACAATCCTCATTACTAACATCGGATAAAACAAAGGCCAATTATATATTAGTTGGTGGTGCTGGCGAAGGAGAAAATAGAATACTAGAAGAAATAAAAACAGAAAAGACAGGCTTTGAATTATACGAAGTTTTTAGTGATCAAAAGTCTGTTAGTAGTGATGGTTTATCCACTTCAGAATACAAAAATCAATTAAAGGATATAGGAAATTCTCTTGTTTGTGATGGAATAATTCAATTTGAAGCAACTGCTATCAATATAGGAGACTATAAAACAAAATGGGATCTGGGTGATATTGTTAATATTGAAAAAAGTGATTGGAAGCAAATGACAACAAAGAGAATAATTGAAGTTGAAGAAACAATAGAAGATGGAACAAAATCAATAATCCCTACATTAGGAGATTTAATAACCACAAATTGGAAAGATGAATAAGAAAGGAAGGTAATAAAATGGCAGAAAGGTCAGGATTTTTTAATTCTATAAATAAAGATAGAGTATATGATTCATCTGATATAGCAAGGTTTTTAAAGAAATTCTTTACAAATGGAATATTTAATAACTCTTTAAAAGTTACAGCAAATGATAATATGACTGTTACTATCGGAACAGGAACAGCCAATATTAATGGTTATAGTTATGAATTAGATGAAGCAAAAACGATTGACATAGCCGATGCAGATACAACATTATCTAGAATAGATAGCATTATATTGAGACTTGATCTAACAAACAGACAAATTACAAGTCAAATCATTCAAGGAGATACAGCCACAAATCCTAGCCAACCCTCAATAACAAGAAGCGGGACTGTATATGATTTAAGATTAGCAAATATAAGTATTCCAACTGGTACTACTAGAATAACAAACGATATGATAACAGATACAAGATTTAGTAATGAATGTGGCAATGTGACACAAGCTGTACTCTCTTTAGATACAAATGATATTTTTAACCAATATCAAACAGCATGGAATGCGTGGTTTGCTAATATACAGTCACAATTATCGGGAGATGTTGCAGGTAATCTTCAGAATGCAATAAATGATTCAAATAACAATATTAGCAATATTAGAACAGCATTAGGATTAAGTACAGATACATATAGTAGCACATCAACTTACGCACTTGGAGATTTAGTGGTATATAACAACATGATTTACGAGTGCACAACTGCTATAACATCATCTGAAACATGGAATCAAGAGCATTGGACATTAGTTCCAATAATAGTTAATTAGGAGGAAAAAATATGAAAAAAATACTTGACAAGGTTAAGAAAAAACTTGTAGGCTTAGACATACATACATACATACATACATACATACATCAAATACTATCGAAAGGAGGTTCAACTAGAACTTCCTTTTTACATGGAAAGAGAGGTGACTGGTATTTAGTATCTAGTCGCCTCGGTGATATCTATGATTAATGAAAAACTAATTTCAACATTAATAGGTAGTAAACTTGAAGATAACGGCTATATTAAATTTGCAAATGGTTTTTTGTTGCAATGGAAAAGTCAAACTGTAACCGCTGGCGGTACAGCCTGGGGGAATGTTTATTACTCTGATCATGAAATGGGTAATTGGAGTGTAAACTTCACTAAATTGTTTGTTACTTGGAGTAATATAGAAACACCCCAGCATTGGTGCACAAATGCTAATCAAACCAAAATTTCAGCAGGTTTGATTAGAACATTTAGACCAAATGCGGGAACAATCAGTACAAAAGTAAATATTTTCGGGTTAGGAATGTGGAAATAATCATAGATGTAGATGCTAAATATCTAATTATATGGGAATAAATAGTAAATTACTACCAGATTTATTTTATAGTCCTGGTGATAACTTTGAAATGTTCTATGGAAATGATGCTTGCATACTATCAGGTTATGTTTCAAATGCAAAAAAACTCTTATCATTTACAGTGCCTTGTGACAAGAGTTTAAAAAACATTTCTTCAATTTCAGCTGATGTATTACAAGCAAATGTTAGAGGTGCTAATAACTACCTTTTTGCAAATGGTTATATTTCTGGAGGATATAATTTATTATCTAATATATCTAGTATTACATGTATAAAGATAACGAATAATCTTATAGGTGTAGCAATAAACTACACAGATGCAATACCTAATTCAGTTAATAATTCTACGATATCAATTTCATTAAGTGATTTCAAGTTTATTCTTAATTAGATGCTAAGGAAATTCTAGTTTTAAAACTAGATTATGAAAATAAATGAAAAATTATTACATAGTTCAATATGTTGTAAATGTACTAAAAACACAACAAGTAGTTCTACTACTGAGTACACACAAATACCTTTAACAGAACAAACCAAAAAAGGAGTTAATTTTTATATATCAGATAATAAAATATATGCTAAAAAAAGCTGTTCTATTATTGTGTTAGGACAGGTTTATATAAGTGGTGGTGTAACATCAACCTCAACAGGTGTTAGAGTTCAATTATGTAAAAATGGTTCTGAATTCAATAGAATCCTTTTTAGTGTTCCAAATAATTATCGAATGATACCTTTCGGAGGTTTTCAAATTAATTTAGAACCAAATGATTATATAACTGTTGGGTTTAATAGTGGAGATAAGACGGGTATCGTTTGTAACGGAGGTACAGATACATATATAACTATATTAGAAATATAAAAAATGGAGGTACTGTAATGAAAACAGGAATAAGTTTATTTATAAGCACCTTGACTACTGGATTAGTATATTTCTTAGGTGGCTGGGACATAGCTTTGAAATTATTACTGATTATAGTGGTTTTGGATTACATAACAGGCATTTTAAAAGCAATTAATAACAAAGAAGTAAATAGTCATATTGGACTCAAGGGAATCATTAAAAAGTTTGGGTACTTTATCATAGTAGCAGTAGCTGTTATTTTGGATCGAATAATGGGAGATACTGGAGCAATACGCACTTTAGTTATTTATTTCTTTATAGCCAATGATGGTATATCAATTCTTGAAAATTGGGGAGGCATGGGTTTACCTTTACCTCAAAAAATGTTTGATGTATTGGAACAGTTAAAAGATGATAACGATTCAAAAGAAGATGACGAATT